ACATGATGTAGAAGTCAAATTTAAATTTGATCCTGATGGGTTAAGTGGAGGTGGTGAATATGGGGGTTATTATGGAACCTCTACTTCAACCTCAGATTATAACAACCCAAATGCTATCTATTTTGACAACTACGAAATTGCCCACTTTAGATTACTTTCAGATGTAAACTACCTCCCATATGGTAGAAGCTATATAGAACCAGCACGTAAACTTTTTAAACAGTACGTTTTAATGGAGGATGCTATGTTAGTTCATAGGATTGTAAGGGCACCTGAAAAACGTATTTTTTATATAAATGTAGGGGCTATACCACCTGCTGAGATAGAAAACTTCATGCAGAAGACTATTTCAAAAATGAAACGTACTCCTTATATGGATCAACAAACGGGGGATTATAACCTGAAATATAACATGCAAAACATGTTAGAGGATTTTTATATTCCTATGAGAGGTAATGATACTACTACTAAAATAGATACTACCCCGGGTTTACAATATGACGGAATTCAAGACGTTGAATACTTAAGAGATAAATTATTTGCAGCTCTTAAAGTACCAAAGGCATTTTTAGGATATGATGAGAATACTGGAGGTAAAGCCACTTTAGCCGCTGAAGATATTAGATTTGCACGTACTGTAGAACGTATCCAAAAAATCGTCCTCTCAGAATTATATAAAATTGCTGTTGTCCATCTCTACACCCAAGGTTATGATGGTGAAGAATTAACAAATTTTGAACTTAATTTAACTATCCCTTCCATCATTTATGAGCAGGAAAGAATAGTATTAATGAAAGAAAAAATGGACTTAGCAGCCCAGATGATGGAAACTAAGCTATTCCCTACAGACTTTATTTATGATCATTTATTTGATATGAGTGAAGATGAGTATGTAGAATTTAGGGATTTAGTTAGAGAAGATGCCAAACGTGCTTTCCGTAATACTCAAATTGAAACTGAAGGAAACGATCCTCAAGAAACCGGAGCTTCATATGGTACCCCACATGATTTAGCTACCATGTATGGTAAAGGCAGATACTACGATGAACCAGATAATGTACCTACCGATTATAAGCAGAGCGATTTAGGCCGACCTGAAGAAAATTCATCAAATCGTAACACCCAAGATAACGCCTTTGGTAAAGATAGATTAGGTGTAAAGACAATGAAAGGTGTTGAAAATGAATCTAGTTCTATAAAGTCTTCATATAAAGGAAATTCTCCTTTAGCCTTAGAAGCTAAAACAACTTACCTACAAAATAAGGATATGCTTAAAAAAATACCTGTTAATCGCAAACAATTAGTATTTGAACAAGATGAGTCATTATTAGATGAAGGTAACTTAAAGGAGTGAAAATCTTTATATATTTATAGAAAAGCCCATCGATGAGAATCAAACATTCTAAGTATAAAAATACAGGACTTTTATTTGAACTTTTAGTAAGACAGATAACAGCAGACACCTTATCCGGTGATGAATCTGCATCTCTTAAAATTTTAAAGAAAGCATTTGCCAAGACTGAATTAGGTAAAGAATACAAACTCTATGAATCTTTATTTAAGACTAAAAATTTAAGTGAAGGTAGGGCTGATATTACATTAAATACTATATTGGAAGCAACTCGTAAATTAAATAGGAGTGCTTTAAGAAGAGAAAAATATAATTTAATTAAAGAAATTAACAATACCTATAGTTTAGAAGAATTTTTTAAACATCAAGTCCCTAATTATAAGGGATATGCTGCCTTTTATAAGCTTATAGAAATCTACAACTCAGATAAACTATCTGAAACTGAGGAAATTATTACTAATAAAATAACTATCTTAGAATACTTGACTGAAATTCCTATAAGCCAGAAAAAAGTAAAAGAAAACTTAATTGAGGAATTTGGTAAGTATGATAAAGACTTAAGAATACTTACGTATAAAGTAATGCTCGAAAAATTTAATGGTAAATATTCTAATTTAAATACCGGCCAAAAAGGAATTCTTAGAGAATTTATCAATTCTATTGATAACACCCCACGCTTAAAGGAAATTTATAATACTCGAATTGTAGAAGTAAAAAATATTTTAGGTCTCCAAATAAAAAAAATAAAAGATAAGGCTACCCAAATTAAATTGTTAGAAGTAACTAAATTATTAACTGAATTAGATAAAAATTCTAAAATTAATAATAATGATTTAGTTAACTTACTTCAATATTACCAATTGACTGAGGAAATTTCTAAAACCATTAAGTAATGGCCGAAATCATCAAACCCACAGATTTATCACCTGAATTCCTTAAAAGAGTTGAAGATCGGTATGGGGAAGTTAATGTTGAGGAAGATTTCTTTAGCCCTAATTTAGCTACTTATTACAAATACAACCCCAAGTATAAATCAGAAGGGGGAGGCAAAGAACATATAGTATTGCGTTTAGCTAGTTTTGTTGACTTATATAAAAATCTAGGACAAGCCAAAAACTCAGCCAAATCCCTTTATTCAAGTCCTGATCTAAAAGGAGATGTACCCTTCCAAAACCAAGCTAATCAAATAATTGATACATTCAATGATTTTAGAACTTATTTTAGAAGGAACTACCCAGATCAATATTCCTTAGTAAAAAGTAGTATTAAAGAAATGGAAGGAATGGGATATAATACCCCTTATGCTTTTGGTAAGGCTAATACTTCACAATATACAAACATAGGTTATAAACCAGTTAATCAAAAATCCCTTAGAAAAAAATCAAAGGGTATCGATTATATAGATTTGTATAAAGACTAATATTTATTAATATGAAGACACTTCAAGAACAATATAACTTACTTAAAGAAGGAAAAGGACATAAAGGTACTTTTATGAAAGAAGCAAAACGCCAATTTCCTAACATTGTACACAATGCCGCTACATTTGAACAAACTGCTAAAGCATTAAAACGCCGTAGTATAATTAGTGAAAATATTTTCCCCTTACTATCCTCCTCAGGATTAAATCCATTTACTTCATTTGATAAATTCCTTAATGAGGAAGACAAATCTACTAAAAAGAAAGCTACTAAAAAAGCAAACGAACAAGATACTAAAGGATGGGATTATCAAGATCGTTCTCTTTTAGATAATATTAACCCTGATCAACTCCAAAATGGGGTTGAACTCGAAATAAGAAAAGACCCTTCAATGCCGCTAGAAAAGGCAATTGAAATTGTAGTAAAACAATTAGGAAAAGATCCTATGTACTACATTAAAAATGCAGCGTTTGGTGTAGAAGGAATAGGTTATACCGACGAAGCAATAAGCTTAACCCCTAAAGACATTAAAGGCAAATATATATCCTCCGGCTATGGAGATTTAAAAGAAAATAACATGAAAAAATCTGAACAATTAAAAGAATTATTAGAAGAAGCCGTAGCAGGCATCCCCTCAATAGGAAATCCATTCGCAGAACGTTCCCAAACTGGGTACGAAGCAAAATTCGAAGCCTATTTAGCCGAAAATGCTAGAACAGATGCCGAAGAAGAAGGCTATTTAGACGGCATGAAAGACGAAAAGGAAGATCTAGATGAAGATGCTCGTACTGATGCTGAAGAAGAAGGCTACTTAGACGGTATGAAAGACGAAAAGGAAGATAAGAAAAAAGAAGCTAAAAAAGAAGGCCGGATGGGTATGAAAGACGTAATGAAAGAAGCAAAACGTCTAGGAGAAATGGCTAGAAAAAGAGTTGAAGGTAAAATTTATGAAAGAGCAATCTCTGAAAGAAAAAGTGCTCTTATGGTAAACGAAGACGAATCAATTTCTGAATTCATCAACCAATCAGCAGTCCAATCAGTACAAAGAGAAGTTGCTTTATTAGAAAAAAAGTTAATGGAAGTAAATGCTGATGCTAATACTATGGGATAATGAGACAGACCCTCATAGATACTCAATTTTTTAAAATTACCCCTCAAGCAATTACCGAAGCCCTTAAAACGGATAACGGTAATTTGATAGTTGAGGGTAGATTACAAACTGCTGAAACCAAAAACGGTAATGGTAGGTACTACCCTAGAGAAATTTTAGAAAGAGAAGTAAAAAACTATATTGATGGTCCTATTAAAGAAAATAGAGCATTAGGTGAATTAGATCACCCTGATTCCTCTATTATTAATTTAAAAAATGTTTCACATAATATAAAA